CAACAAGTACCTCTCTTGTACATTAGAAAACACCTTTAAAATTTGTTCCTCTAATTGCAGCTCCACCACCTCTTGAAAGTTTTAGTGATTTTAATGTTTTAGCTTGACCCGCATGTGCTTTAGATGCTTTTTCTAATTTGTTTGCAACCTGCATAATCTTACCTTTGTTAGCAAAAGTATATTTTAATTTACCTTTTTTATCATATTCAGATTTTGGATTTTGAATATCTCTTAGATAATCACGTCTTTCTTTTGGATCACCTGGTACCGCTTTCTTTTTTTTCTTAGTTTCGGCATGTAGACCTTTATTAGCTTTCTTTGGTTTACCAATAGCAATCATAATCATCATCTTACCTTTTTTGGCACCAATTTCTTTTCTTAATTCTTCAAGTCTTTTCTTTTTCTTGTTAGCGTTTTCTTCTTGTGCTGATTTTTCTTCTTTTTCTTTTTTCTTTTTACTAAAGATTCCAAACCCACCACTCATCATTTTTTTTATTCCTGATTTTTCTAATCTACCTGTAGCCGATTGTGATCCTGCAGTAACAGCCATACCAACTTTTGCACCTGGTCTCATTCTTGAATCATTCACTCGTTTTCTTCTATCATCACCTACAAGAGTATCATAAACTTTTTTCTTTTTAATATAGTCAGTGCTTAATCTGTAAGGTCCTTTACCTTTTGGTCTTCTAGGTTGTTTTGGTGCTTCAACGTAAACACCTTCATTAGCTTTTTTAGGTCCCCAATCTTTTCTTTTTGTACCTGATGGATCTTTAATTTTACCTGCACAAATTTTACTAGCGTAGGCATTAGCATAGGCGCTAGGGTATACTTTAAATTTTCTTTTTGCTGCGGCTTTACCTCTTGGGCATAATTTTGTCATATCTGTTGCATCCTTTTATCTTTTGATAATATATTTTTTTCTGCTTTGGGTCTAGCCTGTGAGTCCTTACTTCTTTTTCGAAGTTGAGCCACTGCAGAATCTTTTAAGAGTCTTTCTTTTTTGGCTTTTTGTAAGTCTCTAATTAAATTCATTTTTTACCCTTAAATATTTGAGTTCCCTTTATACCGTAAACGCTCGCCACGACAAGAATCCACAAATTTGTGAACCAGCTGGGAAGCGTTGAGAAATACTCAAAGAACAATTTCACTTTCTCCATAGCAGTCGGATCGTCACTCATGACTGCCCAAGCAAGCACCAACACGGGCGCAGACAAAATCAATAAAATAAATTCGTCCTTATAATCTGCTTGTCTTGCCTCTAACAATTTTCCCTGGTATTCGCTCTCTCCACGGGCCATCTTATCAGCATGCATCAATTGTGCATCAGCCATTTTCATCTTAGTCTCTTGCTTCTTCTTATAAATATGCGTTGCCGCGTTTAAGCCAAGTTTAAGTGCACTGAACCACATTTTCGTATTTCTCCTGTCTTCGTAAACTCATATATTCTATCATCATCTCAACACATTCGTAAGCCCTACCACCTGACAGCTTCCATTTGTATGTTTGTGACCAATGAGACTTCCTAACCCTTGGTTTTACTACCCTTCCACCAAAAAAATCTGCAAATTTTTTAACTGAGTCCTCATCACACATTTCAACAGAACATTGAAACGATTTTCTACCATCACCTTTACCCCAAACACCAAAACTTCCTTCACCATCAAACAAACCAGCTAAGAAAAGTAATTTATTTTTTTCTGATAGATTTTCGTAAGAATTTTTTTGCATTTTTGAGTGAGATTCCCTGTGGGTTTGGTCCTTTCTTAGGCGGTGGCCCAGATTTTTTTCCTCCACTTAATCCTTTCCTCATTTTTGTTGCATTTTCTCCCTAGCTACTTGCAAACGTTCATCTGATTGCTGATCTTGTTGCGCAAGTTTATCATAATCATACTCTAAACGTTGAGCAGCTCTTTGATTTTCCATATCTTGTTTAAATTTAGTCTCTTCTGCTTTTCTTTGTAGATCCATAGCTCTTAAATCTACTTCTTGTTGTTTAATTTTTACTAATGGGTCTTGTTTTCCAGCACTTGCTTGCATTTCACTTTGTACTAACTCTTGAGTTATACGTGCTGCAGCTTTTGCAACCTCTGCTTCAAACATAATTTCAAATTGTTGAGGATCTACTTGTGCCATTTGCGTCATTTCTGGGTTTTGCATCAACATTTGTTTAACCTCTGCTTTCGCTTTGAAAGAAATATGATCTGAAATGTGTGATTGTAACAAAGCATACACTTGAGGATTTATTTGAACCATTCTAGATTGCATGAATGCCATGTGTGCAGCTAAATGTGCGTCATGATCTTGAAATTCAAATGCAGTAAGCAGTCGCATTTGTAAAGCACGTGCATTTTCTTTAGCAGGATCTAATGGTTCAGGTTGTTTTGGTGGTGGTTTTAGAATTGCTTCTATTTGTTTTGTACCAAGTGCCTCATAAACACGTCTATAAGCCTCATGAAGGTTGTGCATTTGAGGATTTGACTGTGCAATTTGTAATTGATTCTGTGCTAACATTACTCTTTGTGCCATTGACATAATATTTGGGTCTGCAACAGGTAAAATATCTACTCTGTTATCAAAATCTGCAGATTTAATTTGTCTTGGGCCACCATAAACATCATAAGGATACTCGGGTGGAAGTGATTCACTACAAATTCTAGCTAAAATTTTAAATTCAAGGCGCATTGCATAGTAACATCTCTTGTGAACACCACTCATAACACGTGATCCACGCTCCATAAGAGCCACTGTAGTACCTACGGCTCTGTTTTGTAGGTCATTACCTATGTTTGAGTCTGTTATGGCTGCAAATTTTTGTCCTGCTTGAACAACAAAACCTAAAAGATTGTATAAAGTTACCGATGGTTCTGTAAAGGGTAGGTTAAAAAACTGATCTCTAATGTTTCCACCTGGTGCATCAACGTCTCTGAACTCTCCAGGTTGGATTGGTTGGTCATCATCACGTACTCTTATACCTCTAGACTTAAATCCTGCAGGTAAATTTTTCAAAGTTCCTGCATCAATCAGTTGTCTCAATGATTGAGTGGCTGCTTGTGACAGTCCACCAATCATATGAGTTAAACCAAAACCATAGAAACCTAATCCTGGTAGAAACTTATAATGAACAAAATATTCTATTCTTGAATAATTTAAATCACCAGGTCTATAGTTTCGATAAATCGATAATATCTCTCCTGATCCTTCGTCAATAGTAACAATGTAAGGAATTTTTATTTTTTTTGCTTTGTCATCAAAATCTTCATAATCATCAAGATTTAGATCTACATGCATTTCTAATATTGTATGTAAGTAATCATCACCAGTTCTTTTAATACCCTCTAACTGATTTAATTTTTTCTGAACATCATCTGGTTCAGTATTAGATTCTATCAATTCTATGTCTCTATAAAAACCTGCTGCCATTTTTTTAGTGACTTCGTTTTGAGTCATCTTAATGACATGAGTAATTCTTTCGCAATCTTTTAAATCTGAAGCATAGTATGGAACAACTAAATCCTCTGCTGGAATAAATTTTGACACAGGTCTATCTAACATTGCATCAAAATATATTTTTTTAAAAGTAGATCCTGATAATGGTAAATAAAATAACATCTGATCCATGTCAGTTGTGTAGTCTTCCATCTCCTCCATCAGCAGGTAATTCATATAATCTTTCACTCTGTCTGCTTGTTGTTCGGTGGCCGGTGTTACTAAGCCTAAAACTTGTGTCCGCACAGGACCATCAGATGGAACCAGCTCTTTGTATGCTTGTGCTTGGAATTGTGTAACAGACTCAGCTAATAATGGATGCGTGACACCAGAAGCTCCTTTGAAGGGCTTTGTCACCTCCTGATATTTAGTTCCTAATAAATCTAATCCTTTAATATAAGCATCTTCCCATTCTTTTCTTGAGGTTTTATCTTTTTTGTATTCTTGAATAAGTTCCATACCCATGTCTTTGAGTGTTCTCTCATCCATGGACTCGGCCAAATTTGCATTGAAATCATCTTGTGGTCTTTCTTCAACAACTTCTTCTTCGCCTTCAACAGCTACATCAATTTCATCACTAGGTAATGTTTCTACTTCTGTTTCTTCTAAAATATCTTCTGTTTGAGGTTCTTGTTTTTCTACAGCCATTTTAATCCTTAATTTAATTTACTTATAAATCCACCTTCTTTTTTGTAGATCTTTTGTGGGTTTATCATGTTAGGAGATACTTTAACAGAAAAAACGTCTGTGTACAATCTAAGGTCATTATCAGGTATTAATTCATATCCTCTAGCTTTTTTACTTGCTGAATCATTATGTTTAACAATTTTATATTCATTACCATCGTAAATATCTATGTTTTCAACTTCAATTCTTTTATATGGTTTTGTTGGGTCTGATCTTGAAACTTTTATTGGACCTGCTTGTGTATTAAAATCTTTAGCAATTTTTTTCATAAGCGATGGAATAACTGCTGGTGATTTAGAACCAGGAGTTTTATTACCTCTAAAATATCCGTAAGCCTCTTGATAAGATTTTGTGTTAGGTTTACCTGTAGTGCTTTTATCTATTCCTCTTTTTATTAAATTCACTGGAGCTATGGCTACATAGTCTACGCCTTCTTTTGCAGCTAGGTTAGTCAAATAAGTTAAGGCAGCTTTTGCTTGTGAAGCTCTGTCAAGTAAGGGATAATAGTCGACACCGGTAACACCATAATCACTTTCCACTCGTCCATATTGACTGTATTTTGCATCTGGGGTTTTTAATTGATTTTTTATTACCTCATCAATATCTTTAATTCTTTTTGCATTTAATTCCATTTGCCCTGGATTAAGTTTACCACTTAAAACATCATCACTTAATTTTTTTCTAGCTTTCAACAAATATTGTGTAATCTTCTCGTTTTGATAAGGGTTTTGTCTAAGTGATGTATTAAAAGGTTCAGCATTTCTATCTCTTAGAAATTTACTTATACCTTGATTGGTATCAGATTGTATCTCGTGAATTAAAAAAGCTTTTTTACCATCTGATGTAGTTCTTGTATCCCAACGTATATGTGCAAGAGGATTGTCATATTGTTTACCATCATAATGTGGATTACTTCTTCTACCCCCTTTAATATTTCTTGGAATTGATTCATCTAAAACAATTACAGCCTCTCTGTAATTTTGACCTCCAGGAAAAGTGTATCCTTCTTGGCTCATATATTTAGGAGGCGCAACATTTTTGATTGATGCAACAACGTCATCAATCTCACCTTGCATTTTATTGATTGCAATTTTTTTATCAGTGCTTAAACCAGATTTAATTTGTTTGAATAGAATAGAAATTCTATCTTGAGTATCTTCAACAGCACTTTTGTTTCCATCTCTTATCGCTGAATTTAAAGCTCTCATTTCATCTCTCAAACTTTTAAGAGCCTTCTTCATATCTGAAACATATAAACCTTCATCTTTTAATGCCTGTAGTTTATCAACCCTTGACATTGATGGATCTACATTAACAACTCTTTGAAGTGATCTTTCCATATCTGCAACTTTTGCTATAGATGTATTTAAAGTATTCTCTGCTTTGTTTACAACTTGTTGTGGTATACCTAGTTCTCTAATTGCAATTCTATTAACAGGATTTTCTTTTGCCATATCAGCAAGAACACGTCCGGGTAATTTTATTCCTGCTTGTTTGGCAGCGTACAACATGCCACCAGTAAGCTCTCCCATTCTGTCAAACTGTGCAATATTAGAATCAAAAAGTTCCTCTATAGGCACAGTCATTTCTTTGTTCATTAAATGAGGAGTTCCTTTTGCTTTACCTGTATCATATTTAAATTTTCTAGCTGTTACAAAACCATCCTCAAAGTCTCTTCCAAATAATTTAAATTTTCTTTTTCCCCTATCTACTAACCAATCAGCCCACTCATCCGCAGTAAAAGATCCATCACCTTTCATAGCGATACGGTCATACAAAGATGATCCAAATATTTGACTCTGATCATAATTTCCTTTTGATCCAGTAATAGTATTTCTTAGATTTTTCATAGGAGTTACTAAGAATGGAGCTTGTATCTTTGGTTCTTTCGCAACTAAAGCTCTAGACTGTTCTGCAACAGTTGGAAGATTTGGTTTTGTAGTTTTTAATTGATTTAAACTAATTTCTGGTAATCCGCCAATAGTTGTAGTTTCTATTGGTTCCGGTGTTACTGATTCTTTTTTACCTCGAAGTATTCTTCGACCAAGGCCAATCAAATTTTTAAGGGACATTGTCCCTCCTAATACATTTTAGTAGGTTTGTTTTTACCTAGTTTGCATTTTACTTTTATAGACTTACCAGATTTGTAACCCATGGGTTTGTTCATCATTCCGCCACCCATTAGGCTTGAGCCTTTTATAATAGTTGCACCTTTCAACATTGGGTCTGTGCTGTAGCTATATCTGTATGGTTTATTTTCAGCGTCTCTTTCTAAACCACCTTGACCTGTAAGAGAATTTTTACTTCCGCCTATAATTACAACTTTCATTTTTGGTTTCGGATCTTTTCCAGATCCACCTAATTCTCCAAGTCTTTTTCCAGCTCTACCTAATGCTCCTGGTTTTGGTTTTCTTTGTCCTGCTCTTCTAGCTTGTTGAGCCAATTTTGATTTTTCAGTGGGTCCTCCTTCAGCATATCTCTGCATCATGCCACCACCCATTTTTTTTTCAAATTTAAATTTATTCTTACCGTCAAGGGCTTTATTAATTAATTGTGTTTTTTTAGATGGAATACCTGGTTTCTTTCGATCTCTAAAATCTCTTAAAGTTTTTTTATTTTTATCCTCTTTCTTTTGTATTTTTGATTTTAAATAATTGTAAGCAGCAACTCCTGCTCCGGCTATACCTAAAGCTATTTTACCTCTAGCTCCAGTAGCTGTAGCTGCTCTTTTAGCAAAATTTTCTTTTGCTATTCTTTTTTTAAAAGCTTCTGTAGACTCACCAGGTTTGTAACCAAGAGTTTTCTGTCTCATCTCATCCATAGATTTATAAGTAAATCTTTTTGCTTTAGCGACTGATTTTTTTGGATTTGGTTTAACACCAGTAATTGTGCTTGTTCCTGTATTTTTTTGTCCAGCTTTAGCTGCAGTTTCAAAAACTTTTGAGTAACCTGCAAATGTACCGCCTTTGTTAGCTTTCATAACTTTACCAGGTTTTACTTTTTCATCTTGTAAACCCATGCCTCTACCTTTTGCTTTTTCTTTTCTAAGTATTTTGAAATCTTGTGCATCAATTCTGTTATTTTTATTCTTGTCTAATTTAGCTTGTCCGCCAACAAGCATTTTGCTTTTCTTAAGACCCTTTTCTCTGTTAGTGTCTTCATCTTTTTTTACAATTCTTATTGGCATAAATTCTCCTAATAATATTTATACTCTTTTTCTAATTTCATTGGTGGGTCGTCCCAATCGTCCGAGTACGTAGAAACAAATCC